AGGCGCTCAAGGAGTCCAAGTGAACCTGCGCGATGAGCTGAGCCGCCTACCCGATGACTGGGGTTATGTCGCCGTGGATGGGCAAAAGCGCCCGTATCAGTCGGCGTGGCAAGACAACCCACTTAATAAGGATGCGCTGCTGGCCGAACTGAGCAGCGGTCGCGCTCGTGCCATTGGCGTGTGCTGTGGCGTGCCGTCTGGTGGTCTGTTGTTTTTGGACCACGACGGCAAGTCAGCCAGCACGCTCCTAGCCGAGTGGGATCTGCCGCTGTCATCCCTGCCGCGCAGTTGGGTGGTCAAGTCAGGCCGCGATGGCCGGATGCAAATCATCTACCGCGTACCTGAGCAGTACTGGGATGCGATCGCCACGCGCAAATACAAGACCGGCGTCATTGATGATGACGGCAAGGCCGAACAAGTGGAGTTGCGCTGGAACGGCTGCCAATCCGTCGTGGCCGGTGCGCACCCACAAACCACCGGCTACTACTGGGTGCCAAGCCATGGGCCAGGTGACCGCGACATAGCAGAAGCGCCGCTTGGATTGATTGAGCGGATGCTCAGACCGCAGCCGCAGCCGGGGCGCGCCGAGCTAGTCCAGCTGCCTGACCCGCAGGGCGATGCAGATCGCGCGCGGTCATACCTCGCCGCATTGGATGCCAGCCGCGCTGATGACTACGACGACTGGCTTGCGGTTGGCATGTCGCTTCACAGCGTCGGTGATGACAGCTTGCTCGATCAATGGGAGCAGTGGTCGGCGCAGTCCGCCAAGCACAAACCCAGTGACTGCCAGCGCAAGTGGCGGAGCTTTAAGAAATCCGGCATCACGCTCGGCACCCTTGGTGACATGGCCAAGAAAGACGGATGGCGTAGCGCCAGTCCAGTGCGGCGCGAGGTTGGTGGCCGCACCGCTGACCCGGAGCCTGCACGTGCGCCAGTAGGCGGCAAGCCAGAGAAGCTGGAGGCCGCTGAGCTGCTGGAGTACCTGCGTCGCAATGCCGGTGACATCAGGCTCAACATCTTTACGCAGCAGATCGAGGTCGATAACCAAGTGATCGAAGGCGTCGACCGCTATTACCTCAAGCTGGCAGAGCAGGGCTACAAGGTCGGCAAAGAGCTTGCCATCGACTGCTTGGTCCAAGTGGCGAGCGAGAAGCCATATGACCCGGTGCGCCTTTACCTAGAGCACTGCGCTGACCACGTTGCACCGACCTACATCGACAGGCTGGCCACCGCCTACCTGCGGCCGTGCGATGCCGCGCTACCGGAGCCGACCATCTACGACGAGATGCTCAAGCGCACGCTGATCGGTGCTGTGGCGCGTGCCTTCAACCCTGGCTGCAAACACGACACCGCCTGCGTATTAATGGGCGATCAAGGTGCCTACAAGTCCAGCTTCTGGGGCTGCTTAGGTGGTCCGTTTTTCTCAGATGCACTCGGTGATATATCAAGTAAAGACGACGTGATGGTGCTCCATCGGTCGTGGATGATGGAATGGGCGGAGCTTGACCACATCACAGGTAGGCGTCATGCCGGACAGGTAAAAGCCTTTCTTTCGCAGGCTATTGATCTAATGCGCGTGCCCTATGGCAAAGAAGTTGAGTCATTCCCAAGGCGTGGCATCATCGTCGGCACAACTAACAAAACCACTGGGTTTCTAGTGGATGAAACTGGCAACCGCCGGTTCTGGGTCATCCCGACCACTAAGACGCAGCAGGACCAAATTGATACCGCTTCGCTAATGCTTGAACGCGATGCGATTTGGTCCGCTGTTGTACATGCCTACAGGGCAGGTGAGACCAACCGGCTACCTGTTGAGATGGAAGTCAAGGTGACAGAAGAGAATGATAACTACGTGATTGACTCGCCATGGCGTAGTGCCATTGATGAATACCTTGCACGCAGGCGTTCTACTGATGTGCTCACGATTGAGGACGTTCTTACTCACGGAATCAAAAAACCACTGGAGCGGCAGAACCGCTCGGATCAGATGCAGGTAGCTGCAATTCTCAAGGATCTCGGGTTGGTCCGCAAACGAGAGGCGACAGGCAAGAGACGTTGGCACTACGCCCCGTCCTAAGTGGGTGCGGACGGCGAGATCCATTGCAGTGACTGGGTTTTGAGCCGTCCTATCCCCGTCTGGTCCTACATAGGGTTTAAGAGTTTCCTAATCCCCCTTCCCCTCCCCCTCTTTATCCCATTTTATTAAGAGGTTAGGACGGTAGGACGGTAGGACAAGACCAGTGGCCGCAAGGCGTCTCACCGTCCAAACCCCGCAAACTGCGTTAGGACGCCGCTTTTTGCCTATGCTCCGCCTCGATTGGAACCACTGAATGCCCGAAATCAAGATCAATGTCACTGCTGACGACCTGGCGCGGTTGAACGCTGAAGCAGCAGCGCATGGGATGCCGCGTGCGCATCTGATCCGGCAGCGTGCTTTGAGTGGTGGGGTTGTTGCAGGATTGACCACGGCGGCTTACCATGCGCTGGTGGCGGACGCCTGCGCATTCATGCGTGGTGACCTGAACCGCCGTCACGTTGAAACTCTCGTTGCATATGTCATCGCTCATTCACATTCCAGCCAAGCAGCAGCCGGTGATCAATCGGCTGCATGACACCATGACTCAAGCAGTGGCGTACGCCGCAGCCATTGCCGACAACGCCATTGATGACGGCGTACCGCTACCCATGGAGCTCGTGGATAGCTTCGCCGCTGATTACGAACGCATCATCACCAGCCTCGTCACTGCCGCCACCGCCAAATGAAAGCCGTTACCTGCCAAGCCGATCTCGATCACGCGCTGCGCACCATTGCGCCAGCCGTTGGCCACCGGAGCAGCCATCCGATCCTTGATTGCTGCTTGATCCAAGCCGCTGGTGGCGTCATGACCATCACCGGCTTCAACCTTGACCTCGGCATTACCGTCACCATCCCAGCGGCAGTGGAGACCGATGGCGCTGTAGCGCTGCCGTATCGGCTGCTGGCTGGCCTTGTGAGCCGCTTTGACGGCGATGAGGCTCTGACCCTCGCAGATGGCGCTCTGACGGCTTCTGCGGGCTCCTACGGGCTTGCTGCGGCTGATGCGGCGGATTACCCCGCGCTGCCGGTTGTGAACGCTGCTACGAGCGAGCTGCACCTATCCGCTGGCATCCGTGCTTGCATGGCAGCTGCCAGCACCGATGCCAGCAAGCAGATGCTCCAAGGCATCCACCTCGGCAGTGGCCACATGGAAGCCACTGACGGGCATCGCTTGATGCGTTACGCCATTGACCTGCCAGATGGCCTTGACCTCGTGCTGCCCGCCAGCACCATGCGCTTGCTGCAGGATCGCGTGGTTACCATCGCCGTTGCCAAAGGGCAAGCCGTGATCGACGCAGGCGACGGAGTCACCATCTACAGCCGCATCATGGATGGCACCTATCCAGACGTAGCCAAACTGGTACCCGCTGAGTTCAAAAGCACCATCACTGCCGACCGCCGCCGCTTGACCCGTGCCTTGGAGCGTGTCGCCATCATTGCCGATGCGCACAACTCCATCGTCAAGCTCACAGCCGGCAGCGGTGGCCTTGAAATCACCGCTGAAGCCGATGCGAACAATGGCAAGGAGCTGCTCAAGGTGGAATGCACCGCCAATGGCGCATGGGCATTCAACGTCCATTACCTGCTAGACGGCATCAAGGCGTTCAAGCCTGCAGAAGCCATCACCCTGCACGCCAATACGGCAACCACGCCCGTGGTACTGACTCCTAGCGGCGTGGACGGTGTAACGTATCTTGTAATGCCTGTGCAAATTAAGGGCTAATAGGTGGCAAAGAAAAGCACCAACGTCGAGATTGATGAGCGGGTAAACACCGTTTACGATCTCCTGTTGCGTGCTCACAGCAGGACTCAAATCCTGCGATACGCGGCGGATACGTGGGGCTGCGGCGAGCGCACCGCAGAGACTTATATGTCTCGCGCTCGCCAGCTCATGGCGTTGGATGCAGAGCTAGAGCGGCCGCAGTGGCTTGCTGCTGCTGTCGCTCGCTTGCAGGATTACGAACGCGAAGCACGCGCTAAAGGTAACCTCAGCATTGCGATCAAAGCGCTAGAAGATCAGGCCAAGCTGTTGCGGTTTGAGATGTCATGAGCTTGATTGCCGGCATCTGCCAACCCGGCAGCTTGCTTGGGTTTATGGATGTCGCAACGCAAGAGGACACGGGCGATCTGCTGCAACGCATCCGCGCTGACCTGCACCCTGGCCAGCTTGCGTTTGTGGATGACAGCGACACGCAAATCATCGGCATCTCAGCCGGTTATGGCGCTGGCAAGACACGTGCGCTGTGCGCTAAGGCGGTGATGCTGGCCGCGGCCAATCAAGGTTTCATCGGTGCAGTGATGGAACCCACTGGCCCGCTGATCCGCGACATCTGGCAGAACGACTTTGAGCAGTTCTTGGAGGCGTATGAGATCCCCTACACATTCAGGGCTAGCCCGTTGCCGGAGTACATGCTGCACCTACCAGGCGGCGATACCAAGATCCTATGCCGCAGCTTTGAGAACTGGTCGCGCATCATCGGCTTGAACCTTGCATGGGTGCTGGCCGATGAGATCGACACAGTGACGCCATCTATTGCCAACAAGGCATTTCCCAAGATCCTTGGTCGATTGAGGTCCGGCAATGTGCGGCAGTTTGCCGCGGCCAGCACACCCGAGGGCTTCCGGTGGATGTGGAACACCTTCGGCAGCGAGGATGCCAAAGGGCGTGCGGATCGCAAGCTCATCAAGATGCGGTCAGCAGATAACCCGCACCTGCCGCCGGACTTCATTGAGCGGCTAGAGGCCAACTACGACCCCAACCTGCTGCGGGCCTATCTGGATGGAGAGTTCGTCAACCTCACCACCGGCACTATCTACGACCGCTTCAACCGCGACAAGCACGTGGTGGCTGAGCTGCCAGACCTAGATCGCGAGCCGTTGCGTATTGGCGTTGATTTCAACGTTGGCAACATGTCTGCCGTGATTGGCGTCCGCACCGGCAGCAGCCTGCTAGTGATTGATGAAATCAGCGGCGCCCATGACACCGACGCATTGGCGCAAGAGATCCAAGCGCGTTACCCGCAGCGGCGTATCTACAT